CAATCATTCCTCCTCTTGGGAAAGTAGAAACTCCAACATCTTGAGACATTGACTCTACGAAAGCAGATTGAGTTGTTCTACCTGTACCAACAAAAGAAATTGAAGTTATGCCAGTGTTTTCTGATAAAGTGAAATTGTTTCCTCCACCAATAACTTGGAATATATCATTAATTAATACAATTGCGCCTTCATTATTAATTCCAGTAATATCACTTCCGTTGGATTTTAAAGTAAATTCATTTTGAATTCCATTGAATTGCTCCGAAATATCATCAAAGATGTAATTTTTGTGATAAGTCTCATTAGTAGTGTTTGGTTGAGCTGTTCTAAGAAAACTTCTTCCCTGGAAACTAGAACTAGTTGTTATTCCAACATAGTCTCTTTGATCTGGAGGATTTGTTGCAGTTCCAATTGGAGTGTTTCCATATGGGGCTTCAATAAAATTCAAAGTATTGCCAACAATATTGTAATTTCCAACAACTTTTGTTACCAAATCTCCAGTTGAAAGACCAGTTTGAATATTTGTTCCCATCCACCCTCTGCGAACTAAAATTCTATTGGTACTTCCAATACCAACGCCTTCAATTTTCATTATCTCATTACCAATTTTAAGTAAGTCTCCACCAAAGATGGAATTTATGTCAGTCAGATCAATGAAATTGTCTGTACTTACTACTTCATCATCCAATGTTGTTGTAGTTGCGGTAGAAACAACAGGAGACTGAATAAGATTATCAATAGCGACTAATACTTTTTGATTCTTATTCGTCGCAGTAAACGTATGAGCAGATCCAACGCCACCAGAACCAATAGAAGTTAAGTCAAGAACTTCTGGAACAGCCTTCAGAGAATCTTCTGCATTTCTAGCAAGTTTAATAGTGTTATCATTAACCTTGACTACAAATACTCCACTTGAAGGGAGTAAATCTGTTGTAACTCCCGTAGCAGTGAATGTAGTCTGAGCAATACCAATTGATTGTGTATTTCCAATACCTGGACAAGCATATTCAATTTGTTCGCCAGTTACATAGAAATGGTTTGGAATCGTAATACTATTAGAAGATGTATCAATACCACTTCCAACAAAAGTTCTTTCAAAAATATTGTCATTTTTATGAGTCAAATTGAATGATCTCTTAATATCCCTATCAGTTCCAGTATACTCGCCATATCCAGTTTCTATCGTTCCATTATTAAAACTGATGACATCTTTTGTGTCGTCCTCGATTCTAAGAGCATTAGTATACACATGGACCGTGGCATCAATTCCAGATATAGGAGTAAAGAGAACTTGAGTAGTTGCGGCAAGTCCAACCGAGTCAGCAATTACTCTAGATCCAAAAGTACCAAGTCCAGAATGAGTTTGAATGTTTGCAAATTCAGTATCAAATGTTTCGGAAGAAGATTCTCCTTCAATGTGATCATCAACAACAAAATATTCTAAAAACTCATAGCGATTATTTGTGGTATCATGAACTTGAATCATGAAATATCCTGCATCATATCTGTCTTGACCAATGGATACATGACTTGGATATTCCGCAATAATATTTTCCGTTGGGGAACCAGATGATACTATGTTTGTAGTTGTTGACTGCAATCTAGCATGTTTCATATCCAAAGTTGAAATGCCAGAGGATACTGAAGATAATCCAACAACCATAGTATTAACTACAGCAGTTGTTCCCATCCCTACAGAAGGGTTAAAATCGACTTTAATGTTTGATCCATCAAGATACGCAGTATACGTTCCAAATCCAGTTGCACTAATTCCTCCAGGAGAAGTAGTTAATTTGCCATACTCAAGAATAGAAACATCAGTTCCATCATGAACAATGTTTAATTCCTGTGCTTCAAATTCATTTGTATTGAATGTCGCAGTACTTCCAAAAGATGGATTACTAACATCTGGTGTTATTTCAACAAGAACCTTCAAAGAGTGATATGTGTTTCCAATACTAACAATGGTTGCAGAAGATCCAGAGTTAACAATGGTACTATCAGAGTCAATCAATACTCCCCCGATAGAAGTAGATCCTGTGCTAAGATAATTATCATTCAAATTATAAGAAATTGCTGTAATGTCATAATCATTTACAGACGAATTAGTTGGGAAGAACAACAATTGACCTTCTGCGCCAGATATTGAAAAATCAAAAGAACCCTGATCATATGTAGTTTCCAATCTTGCATATTGATTAATGTATCCAAAAGATCCATCATGAATAAGATCTACAATCAATCCCTGTCTTTCTTGAGTAAATCTCTTATCCTTTAAGTAAGTAAAATACTTTCTAAATCTAAAATCATTAAGACTGAAAGTATTAAGTATACTAAAAGCAGTTGCTCTAGGATTACTATTAAATTCAGAACTTATGTCATCAATGGAAAGAACTCTGTTTCCAAATGACTCACTATAATCAGATAAGACCTTATTATTCAGAATAATTTCGTCAGAGAGAATTGTACCATCTGAAAGATTTAAATTATTTTCTGTGGCAATATCAAAATCAAATACGCAATTTGTGTCTATTACACCATACAAATCACTTACAATAGTGACATCAGACAATTCTGTAGAGACACCAACTCGTAATGGTTGATCCAAATTAGTCGATTCGACTTGAAGGTCGCTAAATTTTCTATATCCAAGAGTATGATTTACAGAAGATACTGCATCTTTCCAATTATCAAATGGAACTGTACTTCTTAAAGAATAAGAGAAATTTTGATAATAGAAATTATCTTGTAATCTTTGCAAGTTATTATTTAAATAACCAGATTCAATTTGATTGCCGCTGAATATTTGAGAAGAAACATCAGTTTCGAAATAAGACTCATATGATGTTACTTTTGAAGCAACTCCAGAAAGTTCTGAAGTAAGTCCTTTTATAACTTCTCCAGAAGCAAAATCATCAGAAGAAAGAACTCTAAGAGTTTTTGTTGTCCTATCCCAACTTTGAACAATACCTTCTTTTCCATTAGTTGTAACCTTTTCTCCACTAAGATAGTCTCCTGTGGATAGTTCTATTGAAAAAGTTGGAAAATTTTTCTGTGCTACTATCTGCCCAGATGAGTTAATTAAGTCAAATTCTCCTGGAATTTCTCCCTCATTCAATTCATTACTTAAATTATATGCAACAGAACCAATTCCTCCAATGTTAGGAGTTACCGCATTGAGAGTGAATAATTTGTATCCATAGTCTTTTGAATTATAACCCTTGATGGTAGTACCAACACCAACAGTGCTAATGTTCTCAATCATCACCTGATCACCAACTTCAAATGGGAATGAAGTACTAAATCCAATTGACATGATTACAGTCACATCTTTAGTAACCGTATTAAATCCAACTGTACTAATTCCAACTCCATTTGTATTTTTTATTGGCAATATTGTTGGAGTAGAATTATTAATTCCTCTAGTATTACTTAAAATAGTTACAGAAGGATCTCCTAATGAGTATTCCGCCGAAATATCAGTAATTTGAAGTCCAGTTTTACCATCAAAGAAAAGTAATTCTGGTGCCGAAGAGTATCCTCTTCCTCCAGAAACTATATCAATATTTTCAATTTTAGCAAAAGAATCTACATTAATAATTTGTGGAAGAGACGCACTTGGCTTTAATGTTTTATCCGTTGGGAAGTCATAACCAATGTCGTTAACTTTTATTTTTTCAATAACTCCAATGTCTTCACTGACAGATACTAAATCTCCTCCTACCCCTTCAATTGAATCGATAGATGTGATTGAGGGTAATGTAGTGTAGTTCTTACCAGAACTAGTAACTTCTACCGCAGATATTGAACCACTTGCATGAGTACAGTCGGTTGTGTAAGTTATACTAGAAGAAGTTGATACGTATGAATTTGCTTCAGGAATATCAGCTAGTTCAAATGTAAAGAAGTTAGTTCCAGCAATAGAAATTCTTCTATTTCCATTATAAACACTATTCTGCGAAATTATAGAATTATGATTTGAAATTTCAGAATCAGTTATTATTTCTGATTTTTCTACGGGAAGATTCGCATCAGAAACTACATCGAATGAATAGTATAATCTTTCTGGTGTAGTATTGCCAATAGAGACTGTTACGCTGGATGAAGATGTTCCGGCAGATCCTACTCTAGAGACACTAAAAGTTGAAGATGATTGATCTGTTTCCCAACGATTAGTATATTTGCCATCCAGATAGAAATTAAGTTTAAATGCAGAATATTGAGTAGCCTGTTGAACAAATCCCAAAGAAGAATCTGAAATATCAAAATTTATTGTAGAACTTCTGTAAGCTTTGATAAGAGGATTAATAAGTCCAAATTCACCAAACGATGTACTTGCAATACCAACAACGCTTGGTATCAAACTTGTCGAATCGTAATAAGTATTGGATAATTTAATATTATTATCATCAACTTTTACAATGTAATAAATTTTATCATTTTCTAATCCTTCACAAGGAGTAGTTGAAGAATGAATTACTTTATCTCCACTTTCATATCCATGATTGGATATGCTAATAGTATTAGTAGAAGTGTTAACACCTACAGCACTAAAAGTTTCTATACCAACCAACATGCGTCGATTAGTATCATTATACTTTACGACATATGTTGTTGCAAATGATGGATTAATATCAATATTAACAAAATGTCCCTCTCGGAGACCATGATTTACACCAGTCGTTACGGTAACAGTTCTTTTTACTGCATCTCCAGTAATATTTGCATAGTTTGTTGTAAAACTATGAGTGTTGCCAGTACCAACTTCTGTGAAAAATAAAGTCTTGGAAGAATTTCCTACACCATCAAAACCACCAGTAGTTCCAAGTCCAACTCTTTGAGTTGCAATACCAATTAAATCTTCTGAAATTTTACCAACAAAAAGTTGTTGTCCATCTGATAGTGTTTTAGCAGATCCAATACTATTATATTCATTATAAACAATTCCCTCTCCACCATTTGAAGAATATGTTAGTATGTCACCTGTTTCTAATCTATGATTCTTTATGTAAAGAGATTTAATAGGAACCGCAAGAGTACTAGATCCAAAAGTTGTTCCGATTCCAACCGTATTTAATCCAAAGGAACTAAATTGCAGTACAGATCCGATTCCAACAGCAGTAGTACCAAGACCTACAGTTTCTGATGGTTCAAAATATATTTCTCTATTTTTCTTAAAATTATATCTTGTTTTGAATCCAGAATTTATTGTAAATCTCCTTGGATCTTCAGATAAAACAGATCCAATGGTGTGAATCGCACCAACAGTGCCATTTACTGCTCGTAAAACTCTAAATCTAGAATTTGTTCTATCTACATTTAAAACTTTTACTTTTTCTGTTCCTATACCTAAAATATCATTTGGTACAATGTTTGATTCAATCAAACTTGATGATACATTGAAAAAGGTCACTAATCCAGTAATGTTTGTATTTCCAACAGCAACTCCTGTAGTTCCCAATCCAACTATTTTAAATCTTTCACTTGAGACACCAATCGAATATGAACCTTCAATTTTTGATGATGTTGTAGAAATACCACTAATAGTAACAATGTCTAGTGATTTAAGATTATGGGGAGAATCCGATTGTACGACATATGATCCTTTTTTACTTGAAGGAATTAATTCAACGTTGGATAATTCAGTTGTGGTAGCACCTAAACTAGAAACAGATTTGCCATTTATCCTAGAAATTCTTCCAGCTGCTCCAAATCCAGTTGATTCTCCATCAGAAAAGTTTAATGTATCTCCAACTTTGTAATTATCTCCAGGACTTTTTACTTCTACTTTTGAAACTTTCCCTCTATTTGTAGATGTAATTTCTCCGGTTTGAGATAAGTTATTTGGGGAATATATGTAAGGATAGTTAACATCATTTTCTCTCAAATTATAAGAGATTGTATTTCTACACCAATTGTTTGATTCAATATCATAATCATCCTGATTTGAAGTCTTTGTAAAGTTAAACTCGTTTGGAGTAGACTTATACTTATCTCCTATAACATATGGGAATACTGGTCGTTTGTAATTTTCGAACAATCCAGATGATTCTATACCAAAAGGATCAATCGTAGTAAAATAAGCATAAGTTCCATTTGGATATTCTGGTGTTACGCAAAATCTTCCATTATTTCTATCAAGATAAGAATCGTCATTATTTTCATAATAAGTAAAATCTTCTACAAAAAATCCTAGTGGAAAAATTGTTACTGGTGGTCCATCTACACGGGATGTGTTAAGTCTATAACTAGACTTCATTAATGTAACTAATCCACCATCATTGTTGGAGTATCCATATGGACCATAGATTGGATTTCCATCATATGCCCAACCAATAATTGGAGAGTGATCTGTAAATACTGTTTCTTGAGAATTTACTATTTTTAAATCCGGTTTTCCATATAAAATCTCTCCTCCTTCTGAAACTGAATAGACCATTTCTCTTAATGGTCTCGGTGCATACAATGAGTAACATTGTAAACCGTACTTGTCGCTCAGTGACTTTTGTAAAATAATATCATCAGATCCTATTGCATTATTAACATATGATTTTTCAAATAAGTTTACTCTCCACTTTTGTATCTCTGGAATAAAAGAAAAATCTTCTTCTGATGTAACAACTTCAATAGACACTTCTCCAGAAATGTATCCTGATCCTGGTTCTATAACCCTTACTTCGCGAAGACTTCCATTTGCGAAAATTGGAGTTAAAACACACCCTACTCCAGAAGTAGATATTATTTCTAAGTCTGGAATGGATGTATAATTAGAACCAATATTTTCTATGATAACTTCTATGATTCTACCATCAGCAGAAACAATGGGTTTGACCTGGGCGTTTCTGCCAGAAATTACAGAGACATTTGGTAATTTATTAAAATTAATAATCTCTTTAGTTCCGTATCCAGATCCTTTGTCAGATAAATGTACTGATGTTAGTTCTCCTCTAAAAATAGGTTGAACTTCTGCTTTATATGCACTCGATTCAATTCCTGGGACAGTTGCTATGCCAACAGGACCTTCTACAACAACAGATATTGGAGGATAATTGAAAGTTTGAGTTCCCGAACCAGAATTAGTTAAATCAATATATTGTTTTGTTCTATAAAAGAAAGTTTTGTCAGTAGTTAAACCAACTTCAGATAATTTAAATGTATCCCTGTCAATTACCGTAACATAGTAATTAGTTCCATCACTTAATCCACCAACTGCACTTGTTCCAGCAGAATACTTTAATGTCTCTCCAGATTTATAATCATGATTCTCTATGGTAATAGTATCAGATGATGTATTAATACCAGTAGAAACAACTGTTCTCTTTTTAGTTTCATACCCAGTTCCATTGTCAAGAATGTTTATCGAATCAATTATAGACTTTTTCGATACACACTCTAAAGTATGTTTTCCAATACCGTAAGAAGATAAAACAACTGTATTAATACCAACAATTGCTTGTTCTAAAGTGTTATGTAATTTGATTGTAGTTGCATCAACAACTTCTGCAAAATATGTTGAATTGGTTGACAGACCACCAACTATCTGTTGAGAATTTGGTTTATATACTACCTGTTCCCCATTTCTAAATTTATGATAAGTGGAGAACCCAATAGTAGAAGTAGTACCCAGGGAAACTTTATTAGACTGTAAATCAGAGAAAAATTCTACAGAATGAGAGATTAGTTTTGTATTTACTGACGCTCTAGCATTAATTCCATTTCCACCTGTTATCGAAACAGTAGGAGTTTCTGTAAAATCAAATCCTCTGTTAATTAATTGTATTGCTCTTAAATTTCCACTGATCGCAAGAAATCCAGTTGCTCCAGTTCCAACAGGATCCGATACATTTAATACTGGTGGATTAATTACATCAAATCCGTTTCCTGGAGAATCTACTTCAATTTTTTCTACTCGTCCAGTATGAACTATATCTTTTGATTTATAATTTAAAATTTCAACACCATTAACTAATATTCCAGTAGCTCCTGGTGTCGTTTCAGATTTTACTTCATTATCAATAGGCGTTGCGATTTCTCTATAAAGTTTTTGAGAGTCTATATCTTTACCTTTCGTCTCCAACAATTCTATAGTATTAGAAGTAACTGTAGTGGTTGATGCTACGGTTACAAAATTTGATGTGTATAAGTTAGCTGAAGATTTTGCCAGTTTTAAATTATTATTATCTACTCTAAAGACATAATATACACCTTCACCACCAGTATCTCCACCAAATAAAGATGAAGTAACAGAACGACTAGTTACAGATTCTCCATCGAGAGTGGCAGTCGTTGTGCTTATCTGTGGAGTGTAATATACAGACTCTCCACTGTAAAATCCATGATTGTTTATATTTAATGTTTCGCCAAGAAATGTTCCACTAAAAGTTTTTAATGGTTTTGATGCGATAATTGGTACATCTTTAAATGAAGGTAAGGAGTTCGATGCAACTAAAATTGAATTTCCATATTGTTTTTTATAGATATTTTGAACGTTTGCGTGGAATTTAGTAATGTTGGGAAAAGTTGCAGATACTACTTTTCTTATTTTTTTTAATAAAGAATAACTTGATGTTAAATTAAGAGTACCAGAAGTTTTAATTGTTACAATTTTATCTGTAATAATATCAAGAACTTCTGCATCAAAAGATTCTACTCCAGTCAAAGAAGTTATGGTTACAGAATCTCCAAGAGATAAGTAATTTTCTTTGTTTAAAGTTAACTTATAAGTTTTTGGTGAAACAGTACTAATTAATTCAATTTTACTAATTGAATACTTAACCGGATTGTTATATAACCAGTTTTTAAATTTAAATGAACTATCTTCAATGCCGAGAGTTTTTATATTAAATTTATCTCCCGATTTATAGTCAAATATACCATTTTGTTTTGAAAAACCAGACAGAACAGGCGTAAGACGAACTTCAATAGGATTAATATTATCATCTGGTTTTATTGAAGCAAAATCTTCCGCACTTAAAGTATTACCGTCAATTAAAGTATCTGTGATATTACTACAACCCAAAAATTGAGTTATTGTTTTAGATGTATAAGAAACAATACCCGTTGTATTTGTAATTGCGTTTGGATATGTTACATAAATCTCTCCAGAATTTGGAAATCCGATTGTTGAATCCACATCAATAAACGTAGATCCTGCAGAAACATTTCCAATAATGTGAGTTTTTGATGCAACTTTAAAAGTACCGACAGTTGATCCTAAAGATCTAGAATCTCTGTTATATCCATTATCATAGGAAAGTTTATAGTAAGTTTTTCCAGTTCCAGCATTTACTTTTTCAATATCATATATTGCAGTATATGTTTCATCATTATCCCCTTGAAATATGGTTCTACTCTCTAATTCTGAAGGATCACCAGTAATTGATTCTACTAAAAAATTAGAAGTTACTAAATTGTTAGCATTTGAAGGTGTAAGTAGATAATCTCTTGGTTTTGTTATCTCAACATTTACGCCATAGAGAGCTTTAAATAAAATTTTGTAGGACTCATCAGTTCCTTTAGATGAGTAAAAGTCTTTTGATTGCTTTATAAAGATATTTTGATCCAGATTAGATGCCAGAGGTCTATCTGATAAACCTGGCAAAACTTGAATTTTGGTTTTATTTAAAAACTCTTTTAAGAAAAGGCAACTTAAATTTTCTACTTTTGCTCCATCAGAGTGCTCGGAAGCTGAGGTAGAATTGAAGACAAGATCCCCTTGTTTTGAATCTGATTTATATGATGTTACTCCAACAAACCCTCTAACACATCCAGTAAAAGAAGACGTAGTTTTTCCAGTATAGGTTATTACTTCATCTCCTATCTTCAGCAGACCATAAGAATCTGGGAAATCAATTGTTCCGCCTGGAGTTACATTTATTGTCGTTGCAAATTCATCAACATCGCCGTTCAGAGCAGTTTCATGATTTAAATTAGTTTGCTCATCAACCTTTATGTACTGGTCAATATTTTGTATTAAATCAATAGGACCACTTTTATATTCCTGACCAATATAATACTGTTTTAAAAATTCAGAGATAAGAGGGAACTCATTCTCAACATAAGTTGGGAGTTGATTCTTAACGATGCTGCTAAATTTGATTCTTGTTTCTGCCATTTTTTCTATATCTCTAAATTAGTAACCGCCACCTGAACCCGATCCTGATGAACCGCCAGATGAACCGCCAGATGAACCACCAGAGGTTCCTGAAGTTGTACCAGCAAAAGAACTATTAGTGGAAGTAGTTGTATTTGCCGTGGTGTTTGCTGTAGTAATTGCAGCATTTTCAGGACCACCAACACGAACTAAATTGCCTTCTGCATAAGAAGAAGAAACAATATAATTTGATGCTGATGGGTCAAGTCCTGATGCGATTTCGTCTGATACCATTTCAAACGTACTGTTACTAGTATCTAGTTGTAAATAAAGGTCCTGTAATCCAACAACATCATTTGACAGAGGTGTTGCTTGAATCTCTATGGTCTGTTGTCCGTCTTTTTCCATTCCTGCGGTAATATTAATCGCATTAATGGTTATAATGCCATTTACATAATCAATAGTACCAACATTAGAACGTATAATTGTTGGACTTTGAGAACCTACATTGGGTACGGTGAAGAAAAATAGAGTTCCAGTTTGTCTATTTGTATTTGGAATATCTCCAAGATAAACATTCTCAGGAATTCCAAAAACTCTAAATGCACTAGATTTTATGTTATAACCATTTATGCTGAAAATATGAAACTGATTACCAAATCCAATTTGATATTCAGCAATCGTATTTGGTACAACTCTCAAATCTCTTCTCATCTTCACAACAGTAATGTTTGATGTTACTGCTTCATGACTATCATCAATCACTTTCAAAAACTTACTGTACTTGAATCGAGCACCATACTTATTTAATTCGGTAGAACTAGCATACTTAGATGCGTTATTAGAAACTACTGTTGAAACATCAGCTGCTGATGGTGCTAGATTGGTATTATAATAAACTTTTGAACTTACCTCAAGATAAAGATACTTAAGATCTAAGATTTCAGGAACAACTCCTGCTACTGCGTATTTTTTTAATTTTAGTTTGATATTGTCTTTAATTAAATTTGGAAGAAAATCTCCAAATCTAGGTTTAATACTAATAAAAACCTTTCCATATTGAGGAGGGATTAATTCCTCTCCGCCAAATACGGAAATCGATTCTGTATCTGGGTATATTTTTGCGGGAATCAGTGTTTCATAATCATCTGCAGTTACTGCGCGGTTTTGAGTCGAGTAAATCTTTGGAGCATATTTTCTAACAGACTCAACTTCTTCAATTGCAGATCCTCCTCTAGAACTATACTCTGGTGTTAGGAGTGATATACCAGAGGTAACTGTATACTCATTTCCATCTCTTACGTAAGTCAATCTACCATTGAAAGCAAATTGTGAGAATCCATTTCCAGAATCTCCATTAGTTACCAAATAAGTGACTGTAATATAATTTTGATCATCTAGTTTTTTACCAAAAACTCCATCACCAAAGAATATTTCATATCTTTCGTCCGCAACTTCTTGTAAAAAGTAGATTTTTGAATCACTTCCAACATAGAATAAGTTATCTTGTAAAGAATATTTTACAGTTGCAGTTGAAGATGAATTATTTTTAACACCAACTCTGATTAAATCCGTATCAACTCCAGCATTTGGTAAAATAAACTTTTGTTGAGGATTTCTAGCACTGTAAGTAAAGTTTTTCTCTACAACCGTCCCCTCATAGATTGGTATTTCATTAAAAGCAGCAATTCCATTGACCACAGGAACGGTTATATCATCTAAAATACAGAAAGATCCACTAGAACCACCAAAGATGCCATTAGATGCTGCTACAGTCCCTTTACGGAGGGTTATAGACGCTGGTTTGGGTGTTATGTTAGATGTATTTACAATAAATGATATCGCAGATGTTGCTGCTTTTCTTGATCTGGGAGTATATCCAATATTTCTTGCTAATGCAACTACATTTTCTCTTAAAGTTGCCGTATCAATAAAAACTTCGTTTGCTACCATATTAGCATTATACGAAGTAATATACGTATTGTATGCTAATAAATCTAAAATCGTCGATAGGTTGGAACCTTCGAAGTCATAGTCCGTAAAATTGGAATTTGACTTTAGGTATTCTTTGAGAGTAGTTTTAACGTCCTCAAAGTCTAAATTTGTAAAATTTACTAGTGACATTTTACCTTGTTGGTTGCAATACGAATTCTAATTGTTGTGGTGGAATATCAGCCCCAATAATATCGTATACAATAACGACATCGAATGAATTACCATCTATATCGGCAAATACTTCAACAGATTTTAAATTAACTCTTGGTTCATACCTTTTAATTGAGTCTTCAATCTGAGTTTGAATTTCAATCGCAGTCAGATCATCAGCATTTTCAAAAAGAGATTCAGTAATGCGTGATCCAAATCTTGGATTAAAAAATTTCTCCCCAGGATTTGTAAAAACAATGTTTTTTACTGATCTTGCGATTGCGTTTTCATTTTTCATTGCAATCAAATCTTTTGTCAGAGGATTAGTCTGAAAAGACATGCTAATATCTTTAAATCCTTGACTTATCCTTTCTAAAGGCACAACAATACGGCAATTATGTATTATTTATTAGGGTATTTGATCAAAATTCGTTAAGAGGAATGGGTTCTGTACCATATTTCCTCTTTTTTCGTATTTATTGAAGGTCTAAAGGACGCCCATCTTGTGATTTGTACATATCTTCGGGTTTTTCTTCTTCATTTTTACGTTCTTTTGCTGTTTTCCAGAAATATTCGTCTTCACGACCCATTCCAAGACGTTCAAATCCATTTTCAACACTGTAATATTCAGTTGAAACCTTAAAATCGGGCATTTTAGGATCAACAGGTGTCAAACTATTGTCAAAAATACGCATTCTATTGTTTGGATACAGTGCATACTGACCATTATCCAACTCAATGAGGTTATGTGACTTATGTTCAGCTGGATTTTCACTTGTTGCATAGTCAATTACATCACAATCTTGATGATAATTGTCTATTGTACAGATATATGTACCTTTCTGAATACCAAAATCGCGTGTATACAATTCAAAATCCATACTACCAATGAAGTGTTTATGAATTGATACTACACCATAGTCCATACAGTTCCAAAACTGTAAATTAGGTAAATTCATATCAGGATTTGGTGTTTCTGGTTCCGAGACAAACGCACTAATAGGCAACTTATCATACATTGCCGCATATTCTGGTAAGTATGTCTCAAAATAAAAAGCACGCCCAGGTATCGACTTACACGACACCCAGACGCCCTTTACAAATTCCCCATGACCAAATTGATGATCAGTGAGATATTCTTTTCTTACCCATACCTCTACTGAGGGGAGGTTACAAATAAGTGCTGCCATTTTACATAACGTAATGCTTTACCTATTTACCTTGTCCCCGATACTTCTTTTTTGCTTTGTTACGAGAAGTCGCGGAAAACAACGTATTCTGTGAATTACCTTGACGAGTTTTCTTCGGTTTTGTGGGTACATAAGAACCGCCTTTCATCATTGCCATAGTTTAATACCTCAAATAACGCGAGTTTTTTCGTGACCAACTCTAATACGAGGGTCACACCAAATATCAAATCCTTCTTCCTTAGCATCAAGACAGAACGATACATCTTCGCCACACATGTCCTGTACATTACCACTCTCAAAGACCTGCATCTTAGGAGCAAACCAAGGATATTCAAGATTCTCAAAAACACCCTTCTTAATGAGCACCCATCCAAAACCTGTGTAGTCTACAGTAAATGGCTTACGCCGCTTACTGATGGATTCCACTGTTTCGTGATTCATTACTCCACCATTATTACGGAACTCATCTTCCTCTAACCAATGAGCAACAGATGTAGTTACACCATCTTCAGTAGCATACCATCCCGCAACAATCTCTTTCTCTGTACCATCTTCAGCAATTGCCATATCACACAACTGCCAAAACTTCTCTGTGTTAAACACAATATCACTATCAATCCACAACTGATAGTCATATGGCAACTTACCATCCCAAGGAACTTGCTTAGGACCACGAAGTACATTAGCACCTAAACACTTACAACGTGCAAAGTTAACCATAGAAGAGTAATCTTGACTGATCTGAATACTCATTCCATTCTGTACCATATCAAAGCACAGTTGTACAAAATTCTTTAAGAACGTAAATGAACATCCACGTCCAGGTAGACAAAATACAATTGTCTTACCTTTCATTCTTTCTTTGATTGACGCAATATCCCAGTCCTCTTTTTTCTTCGGAGTAGGTGTTTTTGCCTTTACAGTAAATCCTTTTGCCATGTTTTTGAAATTACTTCAGTTCAATTATAGTATGGTGTATGTAGTCTGTCAATCTCGGTAACCACTGTCGTGTTTACCTCACCTTTCAGTATGAATCTGATCCTTCTGGTTCTGTCGTATTATCCGAACTATCTTCAAGGGGGCGATTACATTCCTCATATGACAAATCCTCAAGGGTATAATCAGTCTTCATTAGACCAACCATCCCCTTGAGGGTTTCCCATGTATTCTTAAATTGCTCTTCTGTTAGATTGTTATATAAACACTCTTTCTTTGCATATATGTGATAAACCTTTTCCATTGGTTTTTTACCTCCGGGAATTTTTTTTCCTAAATGAAATCAACTTTCGCATTATATATCGAGGTCGATCTGTCACCTCTGTAGGTTACAGGGACCCATTGATTTTATATCACGCCCGCCGACGATAACAACGAACGCCCCTAAAAACACTGTCAAAAACTGATAGTCTCCTCCATCATATCACGGAGGGTTGCTGATGTCAACCCCCATGATAAGACTGCTAAGTGTTGCTAACTGCCCAGAGAGTAACTGTCAGAAACTGCCGCGCAACTACCAGCGGACAGGCTTACTCAGGTCCTCTACATAACTGTCAATCACTCTCTCAGATCCTTCGAGTTCGAATAGATCCTCCCAATGAATCTGATGTGGGTCAAAGTCATCCATCACTTCCAGATCCAGCGTGATTCTATAACGTTGCTTCTGTGCCTGACTGATGACGACTGACATGATTGACTCCGTAGGTGTGACTTAGTAAGTATAGAATGAGTGAGAGATATTGTCAATCTTCCAATGAGTATTTATAAGGAAGATTGATATTTTTTGTGTGTCAATCCTCAAAAATTCTTATCGGCGGGTGCTTGACATTTCTGCGAGTGTGTGATAGACTGCTCGCTAAGATCACAAGACCTAGAGACATTTAGAGAGACATAATCACAAGACCTAGAGACATTTAATTGAGAATAAAAAGACCCTCTAAGTAACTGTGAAGACACTCCAGATACCCTGCTGAGTATACTTAAATCACACATTCTCAACAACGATACAAACAACGCATAGCCATTTAAAATAACATTTTTAATACAATCTTTTATATATGGTAATAAAAAGAGGGGGGATATTAGACCCCCCTTACATGTTATCAGAAGTTCACAGGATTACCGCTGAAGTCTACTGCATCACCAGTAATGTTGTCTCCTTCGTTCTCAACAAGAGCATCAAGAATCTGGAGCAAGTCATTACCATTCTTGGCAACTTTCAGCATACCGATCATTACTTCTTTGGACATGAGTTTGTGTTAGATAAGGTGAAATGTGAGCAGTTTATAGTGATACTCAGCACTTGGTTAATCTAGGTCTTACGCTTAATACTGTGC